TTTTCCAATTTTTTGGTTGTTTAGGATGGTTGTGGGTTTCTATTATATGGAATGATAGAGCATTAATTGTTGTAAACTCTGTTGCTTGTGCAATATTCATCAATGGTTTTGTTATGTATTTTAAGGAATTTAAATAATGGATATTGATGAATATTATAACGCATCATACGAAGTTAAAGATAATTTTCTATCAGAAGTAGAGTTTGCAAAATTAGAAGAAGCAATTATGGGCCCAGAATTTAATTGGAACTATAGTTACAATGTTTCTGATGGTGGTGATTCTGAGAATGACATATATTTTATGCATTTATTTTATATAGGTTTAGGTTCAAAACCTAAAATAGATTTTCATGGAAATCCAATACCACCAGAAAAAAGTCCTTTCTATAAGTTTATAGAACCATTTCTAGAAAAACTTCCTGACTTTCAAACTTTAATAAGAGCAAAAGCAAATCTTTATGTTGCAAGAAAAAAATTAATTCATCATAAAGATCATATAGATATGGAGTTTTCACATAAAGGAGCTATATTATATATGAATGATAATGATGGATTTACTGTACTAGAAGATGGTACAGAGATTGAAAGTAAAGCAAATAGAGTATTACTTTTTGATCCAAGTAAGCCACATCATAGTACTTCATGTACTAAAGATAATCGTCGTGTAAATATTAACATCAACTACCTATAGAGGATAAGATGGCTAAAAAGAAAATTACTTCAGTTACAGATAATAGTAAGTGGGTTGCTCCTAAAACTAGGAAGAAACGTAAACCTATGTCTGATGAACAGAAGGTTGCAGCTGCAGCACGCCTTGTACTAGTACGAGAAAAACGTGCTGAGTTAAACCCTACTTATGGTAAAAGTAATATTCATGTGTCTTTACATGACTTACCAAAAGATCATAATTTACATCCTGATAAAATTAAGTTGTGGATGAAAACACAAAAAGAACTTGCTTCTGTTGAACGTGCTAGTGTTAAGAAAGACTTTAAAGGTGCATTAGCAAAACTTGCAAATCATGAAGGTTATATCAGACAGATGCAAAGTTACCTTAAACATGGTGATTGGGTGAGTAACTTTTATGGTGAATACCAAGATAAGAAAATTAAATGGAAGAATGTAGCACTTGCTTATTATTTTGAGGGGCCTATGAAGGGTCAACCAAAACGTGATGTTGGCACATTTTATCCAGACTTGGGTTTAGTATGGGAAAGTGGTATGGTAGAATGAACGAAGAAAAACCTTCAGCTGAAATCATAAAGGGCCCTTGGAAGAAAACAATCAATACTCCAACAGAAGACCAACTTATGAAAGCAGAACAACTTGCATTTTGTGATGAAATTTCTCACAGCTGTTTGATGGCGATCATAACAATATTAGTTGAAAATGGTATAGATGCTACTGAAAAATCTTTTATTAAAGATATTACTTTTATAACGGAAGCAATTACAGCAACAATATTAAAATCAAATGATATGCACCACCCTTTACAAGTAATTATGGATATGACTACTGCTCTAGAAATAGACCCAGATAATACTCCTCATTGTGAAATGGATTATCATACTGTTGATGATATGATTGCAAGTTATAATTCTGTTATGGAGTCCCCTGATGATATTAGTTGATATGAACCAAATTTCTCTTGCAAGTATTATGATGCATATGCATATACAGAAAGAGTCAGATATTGATGAGAACATGGTAAGGCATATGATTCTCAGTTCACTAAAAATGTATCGTTCAAGATTTGTGTCTGAGTTTGGTGAGCTTGTTTTATGCTACGACTCAAGACATTATTGGAGGCGTGATTATTTTCCAGAGTATAAACACAGTCGTAAAAAAGGTAGAGAAAAAGATACTAAAAATTGGGATAGTATATTTAGTTGCCTTAACAAAATCAAAGAAGAGATAAAGAACAATATGCCATACAAGTTCTTAGAAGTGTATGGTGCAGAAGCTGATGATATTATTGCTGTTCTTTGTGCAGAATCTTCTGATGAAGTTATGATACTTTCTGGTGATAAAGATTTCATCCAATTACAGAAATATCCAAATGTAAAGCAGTATAGTCCTATCACCAAGAAAATGATAAATGGTTTTAATCCAGATGACTATCTAAAAGAACACGTATTAAAAGGTGATACTAGTGATGGTGTTCCTAATGTTCTTTCACCAGATAATTCTTTTGTAGATGGCATTCGACAGAAACCACTAAGTAAGAAGAAGATAGCTGCAATGGTAGATGGTAACTTTTCTAACGATGAAATCAAAAGAAACTTTCAAAGGAATAAAACTTTGATTGATTTAGGATGTATTCCAGAAGAGCTACGGTCAGAGATACTAGATACATATAAGGAAGCGCCAGAGAACAGTCGCAGTAAAATATTAAACTACTTTATAAAACAAAGACTAAAAACACTTACAGAATCCATAGGAGAATTTTAATAATGGAATTGTTAATATCAGAAATTTTAGACAAGGTTTCAAAAATCAAATCGAAGAAAGAAAAGGTAAGCTTTCTTCAACAAAATAATAGTGATTCGCTTCGCATGGTAATTAAATCTGCTTTTGATCCTAAGATTAAGTGGTTATTACCAGAGGGCGATGTTCCATATGCACGTAATGATGCTCCAGAAGGAACAGAACATTCTGTTCTTGCATATGAGTCTCGTAAACTATACCATTTCCTTGAGGGTGGCAATGCTAGTATTACTCAGAACAAACGTGAATTAATGTTTGTACAGATGCTTGAAGGTTTGCATGAAAGTGAAGCAGATGTTCTATGTGCAGCCAAAGACAAGGTACTACATCAGAAATATAAAGGTCTATCAGAACCAGTTGTGAAGGAAGCTTTTGGTTGGAATGATGAATATATGCAGATGGATGGCCCTGATCCCAGACAAGGCCGCTAAATTAATTTAATCTTTTTTTGAGTTTTGTTTAATATCAATGACTTACCATGTACGATTTCTATTGACAAATGTTATTCTATGTGTTACTATTAGTAATAATCAAGAGAGGGATTCTTCTCTTGGAAACGAAACAAAGAAAGAGATTATATTATGACTACTGAAATTAGAAAAACTTTTGAGACTGTTGAAGCTGGTATAGAAAATATGCTTGCTGCAGCAGTTGCTGACTATGTTGGTTGGGCAAATAAATTGGGTGGAAAATCTGAAGTTCGCCTTAGACTGGATGAAGAGTTCAAGAATAGTTTCACTGTTAAGAACGGTTCTAAGTACATTAAGATTTCTAATGAAAGCGGTGGCACTTGGGGTTTTGTTGTCAACACTGACAATGACAAAAAATTCAAAAAAGGTGACTTATTAAAAGCTGCTGGTTATAGTGCGCCTGCACGTAATGCTGCTCGTGGAAACGTCCTTGAGGGTGGTTTTGCCATCCATTGGACTGGCCCTTTGTATTTGGTATAGGAGAATATTGATATGAGTGGAATGAAAGATTTGTCAATGGATTTAGAAGATATGGTTGTTTCTGCATTAGAGAATGATGCAAAAACAGTTGAAGATGTTATTTCTTATTGCAGAGCAGAATTTGTTTTTGTTGATGAAGAATATGTTTCTAAACTATATACTGAATTTTGTGGAGAATAATCAATGAAATGGAACTATGCAGCCGCTACTTGTGAAGAAGGTGTTGAGTTAGTTGAATCATTTTCAACTGGATATTATTCGGATAGCCCATATTTTTCAGCAAAAAATCGTGAAGAACTTGTTGAATGGTTACGTCTTGCTGCTGATGATGTAGAAAAACATGAAGTTATTGAAAGTTAAAAAAATGAATATATTTAATAAAAAAATTGTTGAAGACATGGTTGGTGGATTTATCATATTCGGTATGGTTATTGCATCATTTATAATGTTCGTATGAATGAAGTTATTGTAGAAGGTTCTTACAAATCTCGGCGTATTCTTGCCGAGAATGTTGTTAATTTCTGCATTAAAGAGCTCATGCCTCGTATGAAAACCCTATGCATAGAAGTTTCTCTTATCAGCTTAAAAGGTCAAGATGCTGTTGGTTGGTTTGTAGAGGGTGATAATAATCGGGAATATCACTTAGAGATTGAAAAAACTTTGACTGAAGAAGAATTTATAGAAACTTTAGCTCATGAGATGGTTCATGTATATCAAGGATCAACTCTTAAAATAAAAGATAGAGCAAGTAAAAGATTTTGGAAATGTAAGGATGGTAAATATCGTAACTATAGTGATGTTGACTATGCCAAACAACCTTGGGAAGTTGAAGCATATCGAATGGAAGGCCCTTTGTCAAAAAAATATAAAGAAATAAATTGTGGAGTTAAATTATGATTAATGAGATATTATTAGGTGGACTTATGTTGATTAGTCCTGTAAATGCTAAAGAACCTTTACCTACAGTTAATGAAAAATCAGTTGAATGTCTTGCAATGAATATGTATCATGAAGCAAGAGGGCAGGGTACTGCTGGTTTGTTAGCAGTATCTTCAGTTGTTATGAATAGGGTTGCAGATGAAAGATTCCCTAATAATATATGTGGAGTGATCAAACAAGCACAAACCCGCCCATCTTGGAAAGATAAAAACAAGATGATTCCAATTCGTGATAAGTGCCAATTTTCATGGTTCTGTGATGGCAAGAGTGATGTTCCTACTGATAAAGAAACTTACAAAAGACTATTGACAATAGCCAAAACATTGTTGTATAATGATGTTATAATTCCAGATATTACAGATGGTGCTCTATTCTATCACGCTGACTATGTGAAACCAGCTTGGAGTAAAACTAAAACTAAGACTGTAGAAGTACAGGATCATATTTTTTATAAGTGGGACAAATAAGTTATGACGTTTGATGAATACCAAGAGTTTGCACGATCAACAGCAATATATCCAGATGAGTGTAAAATAACTTATCCAACACTAGGATTGTGTGGAGAAGCTGGTGAGGTTGCTGAAAAAGTAAAGAAGAACATTAGAGATGGTAAGTCTCTTGATGGTGTAGGTTTAGAGTTAGGTGATGTACTCTGGTACATCTCAGCACTCGCTGATGACCTTGGTGTGACGCTTGAAGAGGTTGCACAGGCAAATGTAGACAAACTAAAGTCTAGAATGGAACGTGGTAAGATTGGTGGAAGTGGCGATCACCGATGACAAGTGATATAATATCACTCTCTGATTTAATAGAATCTAAGCTTAAAAAAGAACAAGAGATAGATTACTACAAAGAAACTCTTCTACAATTACAAAAAAAGATTGGTGTTCTCAGTAAAGAAGTATCTATAACAAGTTTAATTATTGACATGATTGAGCAAGAAAGGGTATTGACTTTAAGTGAGAAAAGGAGTAGTATTATAAAACTAGAAGAGAAGGTTAAAAAATGAAACATATTGAAGTATCGTTAATGGGAGAAAATGAATTATCTATTGATGGCCAAAGCAAACCAGATGGAAATATAGAAATTCGTGAATTTGAAGATGGTGAGTGGATGGGTGGCGGTTATGCTACCTATGATAATCTCGTAGAGAAAGTGAAAGAGGCGTTAGAAGATAATGGTTAAGAAACCAACGATTAAAGAACTTGAAGAACAGATATTCGACTTAACTTTACAGGTTGAATTTCAATCTGTAAAGATTGAAACTTTAGAAAGTTTCAACGAAACTGCTGCAATTAGTATCGAACAACTTTGGGAATTAGTAAGAGACTTGCAAGGATTACCTGTTCCAAATGGTGCAAATGATGTGGATTTGAGGGATTTAGTATGAATATTTTTTATTTAGATAAAGAC